CGACGCCGACGCGCTCGCGGAGGAGTACAACAATGTCTCTGGGTGACCGGAAGCGGAGCTACTCCGCAGACATCATACCCGGCCAGGACGTCGTCCCGGTGACGAAGGCCGACGCCGAGCTCCCGGACGGGCCCTGCAGGGCCCTCTGGGTCGGCACGGCTGGCACGGCCAACATAAGGACGCTGGCCGACGAGGACAGGGACAACTTCCCCCTCTTCATCGGCCTCAACCAGATCCAGGTCAAGCGGGTCCGCCCAGGCGGGACCGCGACGGACATATGGGCGGTGTACTGACATGTCGATAGGGCTCGGCATAACCATATGGCTCGACAGCAGCCACCTCAGGCGCGGCGCGGGGCCGACCGCGGTCAAGGGCGGCCTTGTCACGCGCGCCTATGCGACGGCGAAGGTGGTCACGCGGGGCTACTACTTCGTCACGGCGTTCCGGCCGTCCCTCGTCACGAGGGGCTACGGCGCGAAAAACGCGGTGACCAGGGGACTCGGAGGGCCGGCATGAGGCTCAGGCAGCAGACGGACGGCAGGCTCCACCCCGCGGACGGCGGCGCAGACGACCACCACGCGGCGCCCGTGTCCGTGGACTTCACGAACACAACCCAGTCGCTCCCGCCCGGCACGACCTACAACCTGGACGTGGCGGTCGGGAGGGACGACTTCCGGTTTGCCCGCGTGATGCTCGTCGGGCCCAACGACTCGACGGGGCTCAGTGCGACCTGGAGGGAGGCCGCCGAGCTCCTCGTGACGAGGGACACGGCGCAAGCAATGGGGCACAGCTTCAGGAACGCTGGCCAGAAGACGGTGTACTCGTCCACGTACTCGAAGCAGAACTCGGACGCCTACTTGACGCACAAGATCTTCAACACCGGGTCTGGCAACTACATCGCCGTGCAGGACGCGGTGCTGACGGGGAGTGTCCTCAGGCTGACCTTCCGCAGCTTCTTCGGCGGGTCAGTGTTCTTGAACGTCAGGGGCCAGGCGCTCCTGTGGTGAGGCGGATATGAGACTCAACAATGGCGGTACAGTGACGGACCACGGCCTCCTCGCGGGGGTCGGCGAGGACGACCACCACAACCGCGGCGAGTCCGCGACGGTGCTCGTCAACCCGACGGCCATCTCCCCCGGCGCCTACGAGGTGCGGGTGGCCCTCAGCATGACGGGCTTCCGCACATTCAGGGCCCTGTTGAGGGGCGGCGATAACGTCGACACCCAGGGCCACGTCGGCACCTTCGTGATCGCCGGTGGCGCGTCCGGGGTGTGCTCGGGCATCGGCATCGCCCCCTACGGGGCTTCGGGCTACACGACGAGCTACATGGGGGCCTATTCGCGGATCCACGGGGACTTGTACCTCTCGCCCGTCGGGGCCTTCGGGGATGGCATCGCCCTGCGCGACGCCTACATAGACGGGGACGAGGCGGTCCTCGAGTTCTACAATGCGTCGGGCCTGACGAAGAGCCTGACGGTATACGGGACACTGGCGGTGAAGTGATGAGACTGAGGGGACACAGGGAGCACCCGGGCGAGCACGCGGCGCTGACCGGGGTCGGAGTAGACCAGCACCACGGCCGGCCGTCGAACGCGGAGGTCTCCAACACCACGTTGACCGTGGACCCGCTCCCGGGTGGGCCTGGTGTCTGGGACATACCCGTCCCGCTCGACGCGCGCGTGGTCAAGTTCTCGCTCAGGAGCGGCCACACCTGCTCCGAGGGCGGCGGCAAGGCCGGCGTGCACGGCGTGGCCACGAGGAGCCAGCTCGAGGCGACGACCTTCTCGCTCGGCGGGCACGGCACGATCGCGACCTCGGCCTACAACGCCTGCTACTCGAAGAGGGCGTCGGCCATGAACCTGTCGCACAAGGTCTTCTCGGCGGCCGACACGGAGAGCCTGGCGCTGACCGAGGCGTACCTGACGCTGACCGGGCCGACGACCAGGGTGCTCAGGCTCGTGTGGACGAACTACGGCACGACGGTGGACACGCTGAACTGCTGGGGAGAGGTGCAGGTAGTGGGATGAGTGAGGGCAGGCCAAGGATACTGGCGATCTGCCAGGAGGACCCGGAGCACCTGCTCGGCGGCATGGGGCGGCACCTGCGGGAGCTGTACCGCGCCATGGCGGCGAGAGGCGACGCGGAGGTCGACCTGCTCGTCGGCGGGCCCGCGCACGAGTCCTACGAGTACGAGGGCTTCACGAAGCACCACAGCGACAAGCTGCTCTGCTACAAGCCGAGGGCCGCGAACATGGCGAGCCTGCTCGTCTCGGACATCCAGCTCGCCACCACCCTGATGCGCCTGATCGCAGAGGGGAGGAGGTGGGACCTGGTGCACGTCCACGAGTGGAACGCCATGCAGGTCGCGAGGATGGCCCGGACGGCCCTCGGCGCGCCGCTGGTCGGCACCATGCACCTCTGCATCACGAGGCTGATGGAGGAGGCGGGGGCGGACATGTCGGCGGCGACCGAGCAGGACGTGTACCTCATGCAGCAGGAGGGCCACCTGATCGTCGACGTCGACGAGCTCATACTGTGCTCGGCCGCGTACGTCGAGATGGCCAGGCGCACCTTCATGACGGACAGGCCCATCAACCTGATCTACAACGGCATCCGCGCCGACCTCTGGGCGCGCGACCCGGACGCCGCCGCATCTGCGAGGGCGAGACTGGGCATAGTGACGGACAGGCCGATAGCCCTCTACGCCGGGCGCATCGCTGAGATGAAGGGCATCCGCGAGCTGCTCGCCGCGATCGAGGGGTGGGACGACTGCCCCTATCTGTTCGTGCTCGCCGGCGAGGTCAACGCGAACTCTGACGAGGAGCGCGACGGCTGGGACGTCACCAGGAAGATAAGGGAGCTCGGGGAGTCCTACCCGCACAGGCTGCTCTGGGCGGGCTTCCAGGACGACCGCGGGCTCAGGGGCCTCTACTCCGCGGCGGAGATCGGCGTCATGCCCTCGGTCCACGAGCCCTTCGGCATAGTGGCGCTCGAGATGATGGCCGCCAGCCTCCCGCTCGTGTGCACCGAGGTCGGCGGGCTCGGGGAGATCGCCGCGGACGGCGGCGGGCGCGAGTACGCGCTCATCATAGACGCCGGCGACCCGCGGCAGATCAGGGAGGCGGCCGCGCACCTGCGCGCCCACCCGGAGGCGCGCGAGGAGCTCGGGCGGCTCGGCCTCGAGAGGGCCGGGCACTTCAGTTGGGATAGGGCCGCGGAGCAGACCGCCGGCCTCTACAGGGACACCATAAGGAGACACAGGGAATGATAACACTGACGAACCCCGTGGCAGTCAGGGAGGTGACCGGGCTCGAGGTCCGGTCCGTGCAGTTCGAGGCGAACGCCGAGCGCGGTCAGAAGTGGGTGGACGTGTGGTGCGACTACGGCTTCAGGGAGGGCTCCGTCTTCAGGGCCTACCCGGTACCGGGCTCCACCTCGCCGACGCTGCACCTGCGCTTCGAGAACGGCATGCACCCGGCGAGGCCTGGGCAGATGCTCGGGAGGTGCGGGAAGTGCGGGTCGTGGGCCTTCACCGCGGGCGGGGCGTGCCCCGACTCCAAGTGCGACGGGACCGTGGCGCCGTACGCGGCGCACGACGGACTCATGACGGCGCTCCGCGGGGCGACCGCCGACGGCATCCTGGCGGCCGTGGAGAGGCACCTGACGGCCGCCACATTTCCCAGCGCAGACGATGCGAAGGCGACCGGGCCCATCATCAGGGGCTCGGTGTAAGGAGGGCGATATGGACAGCGTCAGGATTCAGACAGGGGCGACCGAGAGGGTCGAGGCCGTCATGCTCGACGGGTCGCTCGCGCCCCTCACGGGGCTCTCGGACGCGCTGCTCTCCGTGCGGAGGGTCAGCGACGGATACTGGCTCGACTTCGACGACGACACCTTCAAGGCCGCGGGCTGGACGACGCGTCAGCAGGTCATGTCCGAGCTCGACGCGGCGAACGACCCCGGCGCCTACGGGCACGACCTCGACACGTCGGCGATCACCAACATGACGGCCGACGACACGCTCGAGCTGAGGGCGGACTGCGCCTCGGCGGCCAACTCGCCCCAGACTGGAGAGATCAAGGTCGGGCAGTTCGTCGACGAACTGGACGCGGCGGTCTCCTCGAGGGCGCCTGCGGGCGAGTACGACACGGAGATGGCAAACCTCGACGCGGCGGTCTCCTCGAGAGCGCCCGCGGGCGAGTATGACACAGAGATGGCTCGTCTGGACGTGGACGTCTCCTCGAGGGCCTCGGCCGCCGACCTCGCGACGCTCTCCGGCGACATCTCCTTCATAAAGGACATAGAGGGTGGCCGCTGGCACCTCGTCGGCGGCCAGATGATCTTCTACAAGGACGACAACACGACCGAGGTCGCCAGGTTCGACATCACCAACGACGTCAACGGCAACCCGATCGAGAGGACGAGGGTGTAAAATGGCAGCGACAGAGGCACAGCTCAGGGCCCTCGTGCAGGACCCTGCGGGGGCGGACGAGAAGCTCACCACCGCGGACTACGCGGTCATCATAGACCTCGAGTCCAACGTCTATAGGGCTGCGGCGATGGCCGCGAGGGCCATAGCCGCGAAGTACGCGGCGAAGGTCGACGTCAAGGCCGGCCCCGTCGCGGTGTCCAACTCCGACAAGTACGACCACTACATCGACCTCGCCAAGAGTTTTGACCAGAGGGCAAGGGAGGGAGGGGGAGCCGACGCGGACTCGGTTCCGCTCGGTCCGGAGCTCACGGGGACGTCGGTGTCGGAGATGGAGGCCGAGGACGGGGACGAGGACCGCTACGGCTCCGCGTTCAGGCGCGGCATGACCGACAACCCGCCGTCGGACGAGTTCGACGAGCGGACGGGGGTGTGTTGACATGGGCGACGTGACGATAGCTCAGGACCTGCTCGACGGCGTCGCGGATGCGCTCGCGGACCTCGGGTCCACGAGGCAGGTCAGGATAATCACGAGGGGCGCGCTCACGCCCGGGGACCCCGGTGCGGGCGGCGCCCAGACCGTCGTGGACGTCGACGTGGAGGCGGTCATGGCCGGCTACGACGAGAAGTACGTGGACGGCACGACCATCCAGGCGGGCGACCGGCAGGCGATCCTCTCCATAGGGCCGCTCTCGGCCGCGCAGATCGCGGCGCTGAAGCCCGGCGCGAGACTGGTCGACGGCGCCCAGGTCTACAGCGTGGTGGCGGCCAACATACCGGAGGCGGCGGGCGTGCCCGTCGTCGCCGTGCTGCAGCTGAGGGGGACCAGTGGGTAAGAACAGGGATGAGGCGGCGAGGGTGTCGAGGAAGCTCGAGGCGGCCGTGGGGGAGGACCTCTTCGGCCTGGCCCTCGAGGTCCACGGCTACCTGGTCGAGGACACGCCCGTCGACACCGGGCACGCCCGCATAAACTGGACGCCGTCGGTGGCTGTGCCGGACACCCGCGAGATCGAGGGCGGCAACGCCCCGAGGGCCGAGGTGCGGGCCGAGGGGGTGGACCCGGTGACAACGCTGGCTTCGGCCAGGCCGTCAGACGTGATATTTATAACTAACAACGTGCCTTATATACAGTACCTCGACGCCCATCACCCGGAGAAGAGGGGCTTCGTCGAGGCGGCGCTGAAGAAAGCCGTCGACAGGAGGAAGGGGAGGAGGCTCGGATGACGCACGAGGAGGCGAGGAACGCCATCATGCAGAGGTTCCTGGACGAGTTCGAGGGGGACTTTCCCATCGCCCTGCCCAACCAGCCCTTCTCCCCGCCCGAGCCCGCCGCAGGCGTGAAGTGGGCGAGGCTCGACGTGAGGTTCACGTCGGGCGGCCAGGAGACGCTCGGGGCCGCGGGCGGGAGGAAGTTCCTGCACGGTGGCACCGCGGTCGTCCAGGTGTTCACGCCGAACGGCGACGCGACGAACGGCAACGACGAGCTGGCCAAGCAGGCGCTCGACCTGCTCGACGGCGTGCGGGTGTCCGCGTCCCTCTGGACGGACGGCGGCCGCGTGGTCACCGTCGGGACGGACGGCGAGTGGTACCAGCAGAATATGATAGTCAACACTCACTTCGAAGAGACAAGATAAGGAGGGAAACGACATGGGACGCGTTCTCACCAATAACATCTCCCTGGCGTACGCCATCGAGGAGACCCTGGGCGTGCTGCCGGCCAGCCCCACGTGGAAGACGCTCGAGCCGAACGGCATCAACACCTTCGGCGCGTCCATTACCACCGTCGCGCGCAGCCCCATCTCCAAGAGTCGGCAGCGCCGGAAGGGCACCGTCACCGACCTCGACAGCGCGGTCGAGTTCGACGGCGACATGACACTCGACCACTTCATCGACTTCGTCGAGGGCTTCATGTTCTCGAGCCTCGTCGGGCAGACGGTCGCGGTGCCGACGGCGGTCACCGGCGGCGCCAATGACGAGTACACCGTGCCGGCCATGGCGGCAGCGATCCCGGCGGGGCACCTGGTCTACGCGCGCGGCCTCACCAACTCGGGCAACAACGGCCTGAAGGTGGTCGACGCAGGCGGCACCACCACCTCCGTCCCGGTCACGACCGACCTCGTCGACGAGGCCTCGCCACCCGCGAACTGCGAGCTCGCGGTCTGCGGCGTCCGGTCTGCGGCGGGCGACCTCGAGGTCGACGTCACGGCGGGCGTCGTAACGATCACGAGCACGGTCCTCGACTTCACCACCCTCGGCCTCTACGCGGGGCAGATGTTGTGGGTGGGCGGCGACGCGGCGCTCAACCACTTCACCACGGCGAACAATAAGGGCTTCGTCCGCGTCGTGAGTGCGGCCGCGAACGCCCTGGTCGTCGACAAGACGGGCCAGACGTGGGCGACAGAGGCGGGCGCCGCCCAGGAGGTCGACATCTACTTCGGGCGGTTCGTCCGGAACGTGTCAGTCGACGACTCCGACTACCTGGAGCAGAGCTACCAGTTTGAGGCCGCTTACCCCAACCTGGGGGCCGGCGGCGCCGACGAGTACGAGTACGCCAAGGGCAACTACTGCAACACCCTCGGCTTCGAGCTCCCGCTGACCGACAAGGCCACCCTGACCCTCGCGTTCGCGGGCACCGACACCGAGCCGCCCGACACCACCCGGGCCACTAACGCCGACAGCCCGATCGAGCCGCTGCAGACCGCGGCCTTCAACACCTCGGCCGACATCGCGCGGCTGCGCATACAGCAGGTGGACGAGACGGGCCTCTCGACGGACTTCAAGTCCCTCACCTTCAACATCAACAACAATGTCAGCCCCGAGAAGGTGCTCGGCCAGCTCGGCGCCAAGTTCATGAACACCGGCAACTTCGAGATCGACATCGAGGCCCAGCTGCTGTTCACGGAAGGCGACGTCGTGGCAGCCGTGCGCGACAACACGAGGGTGACCATGGACTTCTCGATCCGGAACGACGACGGGGCGATCGTGGTCGACGTGCCCAGCATGACACTCGGCGACGGCTCCCGCGAGTACCCGGTCAACGAGAGCGTCCTCATCAACACCACCGCCCAGGCGTACGGGGACGCGACCCTCGGGTACTCTGTGGGGATCTCGTTCTTCCCCTACGCCCCCAACTTTTAACAGAGGAAGAGGAGGAGCGACAACATGAGCAACGACTTCAGCCACCTGCGGGCCCTCGAGGTCCGCGATAAGACGGCCAAGTGCACCCTCTACCAGGTGAAGGGCGAGCCCTTCCTGGTGGTGAGGCCCGCGACGGAGGCCAATAAGCCCTATTTCAACGCCGTACTGAAGCGGACCCGCAAGAACGTCCGCGCCGTGCAGGCTGGCGCTATCAGCCCGGCCATGATCGCCGAGAACCGCGACGAGGACCGGGAGCTGTTCCCGAAGCACGTCGTGGTGAACTGGGGTGATGTGACTGACTCCGCGGGCGGGCAGGTGCCCTTCAGCCCCGAGGCCTGCGCGCAGTTCCTCGAGGCCCTCCCCGACTGGCTCTTCGACGAGGTGCGCAACTTCGCCGGCAACAGCGCGAACTTCGCCGGCGAGGTGATAGACGCCGAGGGCAAGGCGGGAAACTGAGGAAGCGCCTGATCTGGGAGCTCGAGTACAAGGAGAAGGAGTTCTCCATAGAGGCCGCCCTCGCGAAGGGGCGGCCGCTCCCAGACTGGGCGCTGAACGAACCCCCGCTCTACCACGGGGACGACTTCCTCCTGACCGCGTTCTACGACCTGAGCTCGTGCAGGGGGCAGACGGAGTCTGGGCCCGGGCCGATACCCTGGGACAAGACCGTGGAGTACGCGGACAGGGCCGGACTCGACGGCGACATGTGCCAGGCGTTCGTGCACATAATGAGGGAGATGGATTCGGCCTACATAAAGTGGGCCATCGCACAGATAAAGGCGTCGCGGGCGAGGACCGCGAAGCCGCAGAAGGTGGGGAAGCATGCCGGTATACAATATAGAAGTCGTCATTGACCCCGCGCAGGGTGTCGCGAACGTGAGGAAGATCAAGGGCGCCCTCGACGACACCGGGACTGCGGCGGACCGCGTCGGCCAGCTCGTGAAGAGGGCGCTCGCCTTCACAGGCGGCGCCCTCCTCGTGCGCCAGCTGACCGGCATCGTCGACACCTACACCAACCTCCAGAACAGGCTCAGGGGCGTGACGCAGAACACCTCGCAGCTGGCCGTCGTCACCTCCGAGCTCTTCAAGATAGCCAACAGCACGAGGAGCGCCTACGAGTCGACGGCCGAGCTGTACGCGAGGGTGGGCCTCGCGGTCAAGGAGATGGGCCGCTCGCAGGAGGAGACGCTCCAGTTCACCAAGTCGCTCAACCAGGCCGTTGTCCTCTCCGGGGCGAGCGCGTCCGAGGCCCAGGCCGGCATCATCCAGCTCTCCCAGGGCCTCGCATCGGGCGCCCTGAGGGGCGATGAGCTCAGGTCGGTGCTCGAGCAGCTGCCCGCCGTAGCCGACGTCATCGCGAAGTCGATGGGCATCACGAGGGGCGAGCTGCGCAACATGGGCGCCGAGGGCAAGATCACGGCGGACATAGTGTTCGACGCCTTCGCCAAGGCGCGCGAGGAGCTCGACCAGAGGTTCGCCAAGACGGTCCCGACGATCGGTCAGGCGTTCACCGTGCTTCGCAACAGCATCACCCAGGCCGTCGGCGGTATAGACCAGATGCTTGGGTCGTCCGCGACCCTCGCCAGGGTCATCCTGACCCTGGCGGAGAACATGGACATCCTGATCCGCGCCGCCGCGGCGCTCGGGGCGACGATAGTCACCGTGCTCGTCGCCCGCGGGATCAACTCGGCCATCCAGGCCACGAGGGCGCTGACGCTGGTCATCGCCGCCAACCCCATAGGAGCCATTGCGGTCGGGATCACGGCGGCGGTCGCCGCGCTCGTCGCCTTCAGCGACCAGATACACATCGGCGCGGACGGGGTCACCACCCTGCGCGACTACGGGGTCGCGGCATTCCAGCTCATCCGGCAGTACGCCGGGCCGGTCATCCAGCTCATCGGCGAGAAGCTCAACCAGGCAATCGCCTGGGCGACGACGTCTGTCGCGTCCTTCGGCCTCAGCTGGGTGGACGTGCTGAACGCCGTCAAGACGGTCATCAACTCGATCATAGGCTACTACTACGGCCTCTTCAGGGCGGCGCAGGTCGTCTTCGGCAAGGTGCGGGAGGTCGTGCTGAGAGCGCTCGGCTCGGAGGTGGCACAGGAGATCGTGGACAGCTTCAAGGCCGCCCTCGACTGGGTCGTGGACAAGTTCCGTCAGTTTGCCGACTTCGCCCTCCAGGTCCTCGGCAAGGTCGGGGTGGCGATAGGCGAGATCGGGGAGGTCGCGGGCATCACGATACCCACCCCGACCATCCCGCAGGGGATCAGGGACTTCGGGTCCGACGTCAAGAGCGCCTTCCTCGAGGGCTTCAACCGCGACTTCGTCGGCGACTTCACGAAGATGGTCGACCCCGCGTTCACTGCCCTGCAGGACAGGGCCAAGCAGGTCGCGGCCGAGCGGCTGAGGAACGAGGCCGCGCGCGAGGCGGAGCAGAGCGCCGCGAGGCAGCAGCTCGCAGTCGCGGGGCCCACGAGGCCCAAGGGTGTAGAGGCGGACCTCCAGAAGCTCGTGGCGGAGCTCAGGAAGGAGGGCGACGCCCTCCGCATGACGAACTCCGAGAGGGAGATCGCCGAGAGCCTCATCAAGGCGGAGAAGGCCCTCAAGCGCGAGCTCGTCGGCGGCGAGCGCGAGCTCGTCGAGACGCAGCTCAGGGCCAACCAGGCGCTGCAGGCGCAGGCCGACATACTCGACCAGATCCGCGGGCCCGCCGAGGAGTACAGGAACACGCAGGCCGCCCTCAACGGGCTCCTGGCGGAGGGCGCCATCTCGGCTGCCCAGTACAGTCAGGCGCTCTCCCAGACGCAGCTCGCGCAGGGGCTCCAGGGGGTGAGGGCCGAGCTGCCGGGGACCGAGGGGGAGGCGGGGCTGCAGGCCCTCCAAGACCAGCAGAACGCCAGGACCGAGATCCTCAGGCAGGCCATGGAGGCGAGGCTCATCACCGAGGGCGAGTACCTCGAGCTCTCGCGGCAGGCCAACCAGGAGTACAACCAGCAGGTGCTGCAGTACGAGACCGACCGCTTCAGGACGCAGCTCAGTCAGGGGCAGAGCATCTTCAACTCGCTCGGCCAGATCACAAGGCAGTTTGCCGGCGAGCAGTCCGGCGTCTACCAGGTGATGTTCAGGGCGAGCAAGGCGTTCGCGATCGCCGACTCGACCGTCAAGATCATCCAGGGCATCGCCGCCGCCGCCGCGAACCCGTGGCCCGCGAACCTCGCGGCCATGGCGAGCGTCGCCGCGGCGACGGCCGGGCTCGTCGGGCAGATCTCCGGCACGAGCATGCAGGGCTTCCAGAACGGCGGCTCCTTCAGGGTCGGGGGCGCCGGCGGGCCGGACAGCCAGATGGTGGCCTTCAGGGCCACGCCGAACGAGACCGTCTCGGTCAAGACGCCGGGCCAGGAGAGGCAGGCGCAGGCCGAGCCTGCGAGGCAGGAGTCGCAGCCGATCAACGTCGTCAACGTGACCGACCCGAACCTGCTCGAGGACTACATGAACACCCCGGCGGGCGAGAGGCTGATAGTGAACACGATACAGAGGAACGGGAGCCAGATCTCCCGCTTCTTCCAGAGGGGATAGGAGGGTGACATGACAGCTTGGGCAACGGGCACAGTGACGGGGCACCTCAACCTGCTCGACGCGCTGAAGACGTTCCTGACGACGGACGCCGACCTGGTGGCCGCCAGCGAGGAGTGGACGGCGCTGAAGGACGAGACCATCGCCTCGTATACCATGACCACGCCGACGGTCAACACCCCCTCGGGCGGCTTCGGGGCCACGTTCAGGGACCTGTACCTCCAGGGCCCGGGGCTCGCGGGGACGGACGAGGTCCACGTGAACATCAGGACGTACGAGGCGCCGACGCAGGGCATCTCAAACTGGATGGTGCAGGGCGCGACGGGCTACGACGGCGGGGTCCCCTGGCACAGACAGCCTAACAACAGCTGGTACAGCAACAACTTCCTGTACCTGACGCTGACCAACAGCACGATAGAGTACTGGATCGTGGCCAACGGTCGGCGCTTCATCCTGATATGCAAGATCAGCGGGGACTTCTACCTCATGCACGGCGGGCTCATACTCCCGTATGCCCTCCCGAGCGAGTACCCCTACCCGCTGCTGGTGTCGGCGGTGACCAACAACATCAACGCGCTGCCGACGAGCTCCGTGTACATCTCCAACTTCTGGAGCCCGACCAACTACAGCCCGGCGATGTTCCGCCACAGGGACGGACAGTGGCTCTACTGCCAGGCGTACTCGAGCCTCTCGACGGCCGCCTATTTTGTGACGTGGCCGTGGGGCCCGATCGTGCAGCACAACGCGGCATACCAGCATATCGGGCACCCGGACGGGACCTTCGCCCTGTTGCCGGCGACGCTGTTCAGCGGCTTCGACGGCGGGAACGTCTACGGCGAGGTCGACGGCGTCTTCTACGTGCCGGGGCTCAGCCCGGTCGTGAACCCGCTCTCGGAGGACACCGTCCAGATAGCCGCCGTCGACTACCTGGTGGTGCAGAACGTGGACAAGACGGCGAGGCACGACTACGCCGCCATAAGGCTCGATTAGAGGGAGGAAGACATGGCATACTCAGGACCCGTACCCGCGGCGACGCTCGACGACCTCCTCCAGGACCTCGTCGACTGGGCTGTAGCCAATGCCGGCTTCGCCGACGAGGGGAACGCCGCCCCGCCCGGCGGCGCCACGACGACGTACATGTACCGCCTCTCAAAGGGGGGCATGTACTGGTACTTCTTCGGCTCCAAGCAGACAATCGGCGGCGCGGACGACGGCTACATCGCCTTCCGCGCCCAGACGGCGCTCCCGACGAACACCAACTACGCGGACACCTCGGTCGGCCCGAACCAGATAACGAGGGCACAGCTCTGGAGGACCGTCACTGGGCCCTATACGGCCTACAACTTCTTCACGGACGGGAGCTGCGTCCACGCGGTCATAGAGACGACCGCGAACGTCTTCTCGCACCTCTCCTTCGGCAAGGTCACGAAGTTCGGGACCTGGACGGGCGGGGAGTACACGACCGCCTGGTACTCGACGAACTGGACGGCCTCCGGCGCGGTCGGCTACGAGTTCCAGTCCGGGACCGTGCCCTTCGAGGGCGGCAACAACTCGAGTTCCTACCAGGGCCACGTGTACTACCCCTACGGGGCCCTCGGGGACTACAGGGACTGGGCGCCCATCAGGAGCTCCGAGTCTAACAACCAGTTCGCCCGGTTCATGACGGTCGGCAGCCTGAGTGACTCCTACGGGATCTACAACCAGGTCCTCGCCGGCCCGCTGTTCTGGTGCGAGGCCAACTCAGTCAACCAGAGGGCCGTCATGATCCCGCAGTACCTCATGCTCCACGAGGAGACGCTCAACGGGCTGTTCCTCGCCGGCTACGCGGACCACGTGAAGTTCCTCAACATGGAGGTCATCACCCCGAAGGACATAGTCGAGGTTGAGTGGGAGGTCTTCCCGATCATCCAAAAGTACGGGGACAAGACGGTCGCACCGATCACGGAGAACATAGCCCTGGCCTACAGGAGGGCGTGACGTGACCACCTTCAACGGATACCTCGGTCCGGCGGCCCTCTACGGGGCCTACTCAGGGCGCCCGGCCTGGCTCTCGACTGTGGGGACTTGGACGCCGACCGGCGAGGCCCACCTCGTCGGCGCGAACGCGGCGCACGGCGCCTTCACGAACACGCAGCCCATCGCGCTCAGGGGGGCCGTCTTCTCTGGCACAGTGGCGCCGGGCGTGAACACCGTCTTCTACAACCGCATCCTCGTCGAGCCTGTCTACATCGACCTGGGGTCCATAGTGAACGAGCAGCAGAGGGACATCCTCGTCTTCAACGGCTACCTCACGGGTCAGACGCTGAGCAGCGTGGACGAGAACAGCTTCGACAGCGGCATGAGCCTCGCCGGCGGGAGCGCCCCCCCGATGTACTACTTCCCCCTGCAGGAGACGACGTACACGCTGACCGCCAACCTGTCCGGCCCGCCGCAGATAGCCGCGAGCATCGACTTCAACTGGGCGGCGCTCGGTCTCGAGATCACGGTCGGCATAGTCGGCTCGAGGATCGTGCTCCTGCCCGTCACCTTCCGGAGCAGGGTGGTCGAGACGCTCGTGTGGAAGACGGACATCATGGTTGCTTACGCCGGGGACGAGCAGAGGGTACGGCTCCGGCGCTCGCCGAGGCAGCAGCTCAAGGTCAGGGCCTACCTCGACCGCGCGGACCGCAACAACGTGGAGAACCTCCTGATCGGGTGGCGGAAGCGCATATGGGCCGTGCCCATGTGGATCGAGGCGAGGCCGGCCGACTCGCCAGTGACACAGGGGGACTTGACCATCGACGTCGACACCAGGTGGGGCGACTTCCGCGTGGACGGCCTCGCCGTTATATGGGAGAGTCCGACCAAGTTCGACGTCTTCCAGATCGCCGGCCTCACGGACGACGAGATCACGCTCTACCGCGGGGCGGGCGACGACTACGCATCCCCGGTCATCATGCCCGTCAGGTCGGCGCGGATGACGAGGGACCCCGTGCGGACCACGAGCGGCTACGACGGCGTGCTCTCCGCCGACCTGGAGGTGACCGACAACACGTACTTCGACCCCGACCCGAGCGACATCCAGTTCCTCGGGGAGGACTTCTACGACATGACGCCCCTCTACGAGGAAGGCGGTGACGGCCTCGACGACGAGTACGAGCACAGGATCGAGACGCTCGACTACGGGGTGGGGGTGGTGCAGCAGTATGCGCCCTGGGACCACATAAAGATCATCCGGAGCTTCGAGCTCGTGCTCGAGGGGCTCGAGCAGGTCTGGGAGCACCGCATGTGGCTCCACCGGCGCGCCGGCAGGCTCCGCCCGTTCTACATGACGACCTACGAGAACAACTTCACGATCCTGTCGGAGGGGAACATCGACGACTCCTTCGAGGCCGCCCAGAACAACTACGTCAACCAGGGCTCCGAGCGCAACCACCTGGCCTTCCGGCTCAAGGCCGACGGGTCGTACGTCTTCAGGACGGTGACCGGCGTCGAGAACCTCCCGGGCGGCAGTATGTCCATCACGATGGACTCGGCGCTGAATGTCGACGCGGCAGACATAGACGAGGTCAGCTTCGTCGGGCTCAAGCGGCTCGACTCCGACCGCCTGTCGTTCACGTGGATGGCGAACAACGTTGCGCTGACCAAGGTCCCGATAAAGGAGATCGAGCATTGACGTACGACGCGAGGGAGAAGAGTGAATACAGCGGCGAGCCCGTCGAGGTCTACAAGTTTGACCGCGAGGGCATACGTATCTGGCGCTATACTTCGGCCGACAGGGATGTAGTCCTTGGTGGCGATATATACCTGGCTGCACCGATAAAGCGCAACGATATAGAGGGGAGCCAGGACGTCGAGAGGACGGCGCTCAAGATCACGATGCCGGCGGACGCGGACTTCCCCGAGCAGTTCATCGCCTCGCCGCCGACGGACAGGATAATGGTCGAAGTCCGCAGGTACCACTATCAGGACTCGGAGATCGCCTTCCTCTGGGTGGGTCGCGTGGTGAACGTGGAGCACAGGGAGTTTGAGGCCATCATCCTGTGTGAGTCGGCGATCTCGTCGCTGAAGAGGCCGACGCTGCGCAGGGTGTATCAGACATCATGCCCACACCTGCTGTATGGTCAGGAGTGCGGCATCGCCAAGGCGACCTTCGGCATCACGGCCGCGCTCTCAGCGGGGACGTCGGGGGTCACCCTCAAGTCGGCGACCTTCGCGGGCTACACGGACGCGTACTTCGCGGGGGGCTTCGTCGAGGTCACAATCAGCGGCAATGTGAACCGGGCCTTCATAGTGAACCACGTGGGCGACACGCTGACAACCGGGCTGCCGCTACAGGGGGCCGCGGTCGGGCTGAGCGTGACGGCATACCCGGGCTGCGACCATTCGCTGGATACGTGCGTGACGAAGTTCTCGAACAACGTGAACTACGGCGGCTTCCCCTACATACCCCAGAAGAACCCCATGGGGGGGACACCGATATTCTGAAGGAGGAAGGAGTATGGTCTGGTGGTTTGTTGTAGTGCTCGTCATCGCGGTCGTCGCCGCTTGCTACGCGGTCTCGCCGAAGGCGCCGGAGCCGGTGCCGCCGACGCTCAAGGACGTCCAGGCGCCGACGGCCGAGCAGGGGAGGCCGATCCCCGTCGTATTCGGGACGTACCTCGTGAGGAGCCCGAACGTGGTCTGGTACGGCGACCTCGGCTACCAGGAGGTCAGGTCGAGTGGAGGAGGCAAGTGATATGACTACCATAACTAAGAAGCACGCGAGGCTGTGCGGCTACTGCTCGCGCGGGATAAAGAGGCACTGCGAGAGGTACGGGCTCGACTTCAGGGAGTTCTTCCTGAGGGGCCTCCCGGAGGAGCAGCTGACGGCCACTGGCAACCACTACATGGCTCGGATGGTGGAGGCCGCGCGCAAGGAAGAGGAGGCCTGATATGGGCGGAGGTGGCAAGGGTGGTGGTGGCAGTCAGGTCATCGGGTACAAGTACTATCTCGGCATGCACATAGTCTTCTGCCACGGCCCGGTCGACTACCTCAGCGCCATCTATGTTGGCGAGAGGCAGGCCTGGATCGGGTCAGTGTCCGGGAGCGGCCGCATCCTCGTGAATGCCCCGAACCTGTTCGGCGGCGAGAAGAAGGAGGGGGGCATCTACGGCTGGGTCGATGTCCTTGGCGGGGAGCCATACCAGCCAGTTAACACATACCTCGCAAGCCAGCTCGGCCCTGACATACCAGCCTATCGCGGTGTCGTCTCGCTCGTCCTCAACAAGTGCTATGTCTGCGCGATGAGCCCTTACCCGAAGCCATGGGCGGCCCTCGTGAGGCGCTTTCCAGCTAAAGACTGGTATGGAGCCAAGGCCGCCATCGGTCTCTCCGCGAACGGCGCGCACATAATCTACGAGGCGATCACAGACACAGACTGGGGCATGGGCTATCCCTTCACGGCCATCGACGACGCATCGTTCAAGGCCGCCGCCGACACGCTTCATGACGAGGGGCTCGGTATCTCCATGCTCCTCTCAGGACAGGGCTCGGTGGAGGAGTTCATACAGCAGGTGCTCAGGCACATCAACGGCGTCCTCTATACGGACCGCCTGACCGGTAAGTTCGTGCTCAAGCTCACGCGCGAGGACTACGTCATAGGTGACCTGCCGGTATTCGACACCTCGAACGTGAAGGAGCTCGCGTCTTTCCAGCGGCCCACGTACGGCGAGATGATCAACGAGGTCGTCATCATCTACAGACCGCAGGGCGCATTCTCCGATGCCGCCGCCACGTTCCAGGACCTGGCGTCCGTGCAGGCGCAGGGCTCGGTCATCTCGCAGACACTCCAGTACCCCGGCATCGACAGTGCGGCGAATGCCTCAGTCATAGGCATCCGCGAGCTCAAGCAGAACTCGACGCCCCTCGCGAAGGCGAGGATAGTGGCCAACAGGGACGCGTGGGATCTCAACCCCGGGGACCCATTCGTGCTCACGTGGGCCCCCAAGGGCATAGACCAGGTCGTGATGAGAGCTATGTCGCTCAACTACGGCAACATGACGAAGGGCGACATCGAGATCAATGCCGTCGAGGATATATTCGGCGTGCCGTCATCCAACTACTCGACGCCGCAGGACTCCCTGTGGACCGACCCCGTCGGCGACCCCGTTCCGGCCCCAGAGCTCCGCCTCGAGGAGGTACCATACTGGGACCTCAAGATGCAGCTCTCGCCGGCCGACTTCGCCTACGTGGAGGACAACGACTGCTACCTCCACGCCCTCGCGAGGGAGCCGAGTGTGGCAAGCTCCAGCTATGGCATATGGACGGACCCAGCGGGGACGGGCACCTTCGCAAAAGTCGCCCAGGGCGTCTACCCGCCGACCATCCTGCTCGCACAGGACCTCGACAAGACGCAGGAGACCGGCATAGCTATATCCGCTCTCCCGTGGTTCGTCGATGATATAGCTACTGGCTACTACGCCTACATAGGCCAGGAGGTGGTCCGCATAGACGCCATTGACGGCGTCCTCAACACGATCGACATCGGGCGCGGCTGCCTCGACTCAGCGCCGCTCGAGCACGCGTCCGGGACGAGGGTATGGTTCGCCGAGCTCAAGGGCGGCAGTGATGTGACGCCGTACCTCCCGACGGAGGACCTCGACGTGCGGGTCACACCCGTGACCGGCAAAGGCGAGCTCGACGTCGCCTCCGCGTCCACCGAGAACATCGTCTTCACGGGCCGGTTCTTCAAGCCGTACCCCGCGGGCAGGTTTGCATTCAACTCCGCCTATTACCCGTCGGTCATCACGGGCGTGCTCGACCTCACCTGGGTGCACCGCGACAGGACACTCCAGGACGTGCGGCCGATCGTCGACCACTTCGACGGCTCGATCGGGCCTGAGGTCGGCACGACGTACACCGCGAAGCTGTACGGCGAGAGGGACCTCGTAACGACGCCCCTCAGGACATACTCCGGTGTGTCCGGTCTCTCGCAGTCCTGGACGGACGAGCTCGCTGACTCGGACATATGGGTGTACGCGCCAGTCGACACGCACGACTTCCTCCTCCCCCTCGACACGAACGCGAGGGTCGAGGGGCCTGCTCAGACAGTCGGGTGGGCGTCGAACGTCACGGACGTGGCCTTCGACGGCGACTTCGCCGAGTTCCCGGGGACCGGCTACATGGACGTCGAGGACATCGACATCGGGGAGACCATCTCCGTAGTGTTCGGCGTCCGCGGGGGGAGCTACCCTTCGGGCGCGGCGAACACGGTCGCCGACAAGTCCACGGCGGCCGGCGCGAACATACTCGCCCTCGAGCTCAACAGCGGCTATGTGTGTGTCTACATCGGCCCCGGCGGTCTCAGCTCAGGCAACCTCGGCGGCACGGTAGACTGGACGCGCGACCACTACTTCCTCGTGACGGTCGAGAAGGACGCGCCCGCACCTGGGCAGTCGAGGGTGACTGTCTACATGGACGGCGCGCAGACGGGGCAGGCGACCGTCAACACCGTCATAGGATCGATGGCAGGCAAGCCCTGGGCCGTCGGCGCCGGGTGGTCCGGCGCGGCGACGAGGGACAAGTACCTGACCGCAGACATCCACAGGCTCGGCTTCTGGGGGTCGCTGCTCACCGCCGCCGACGTGTGGCCGGAGCAGAGGCTCAACTCCGAGCTCAGGGCGACACTGACCACCGTCCGGACCGGCGAGGACTCGAGGATGGACTGCGACCACACCGCCGACAGGGCCGGCTTCGGCTACCGCTTCGGCGAGTACTACGGAGGAGTGTAAGATGGCAGTCAAGCAGGAGCCCAGGAACGGGCTGTGGTACGACTGGGTATTGGGTGACGACAACTGGCACACCAACATGAACGGGAACCTCAAGAAGGTGGGGCTGCTGCTCTACCTCTCGGCGGTCAGCCGCGCTGTCTCGACGCCGCCCGGCACGCCCACCGACGGTGACGCCTACATAGTCGGGCCCGCCGCGACCGGCCTCTGGGCCGGGCACGAGGACGACGTGGCCGTGTGGGTGTCGGCGGACTCTGCCTGGACATTCTACGCGCCCCACAGGGGCTTCGCGATGCCGGTGGAGGACGAGAACGCGATCGTCGCGTGGGACGGCAGCGCGTGGCACAGTGGCATCCCGCTGGACCACGCCTGGGAGGCCAAGATCTCCAGGCTGTCGGTGCTCGACCGCGACCTGACGGCGCCCCCGGGCTCGCCCTCGGTCGGCGATGCCTACGTCCCGGCCGCGACCGCGACCGGCGACTGGGCGGGTCACGAGGACGAGGTCGCCGTGTGGTGGCAGTCCCCTGGCGAGGGCTCGCCGTCCTGGCACTTCCACACGCCTGAGACGGGGCTGCGCGCCTACATTGTCGACGAGGACGTGTTCTCGCTCTGGGACGGCGCGGCGTGGACGCCGGGCCTGGCGGTATGAGGAGACAAAGGACATGGCAAGAGGCAACAAGATGACAGTTGAAGCGCCTGGCTACGAGGGCCCCGAGTGCAGAGAGTTCATGATGACCTGCGACCGTCACGCCGAGCACGGCAGGGTGCTCGCCGACCACGACAAGGAGCTTGACCGGCTCCGGACGGCAATGGACCAGAGGAGGGAGGCCTCCGGCAAGGCCCACGGCGACCTGTACGAGGAGATCAAGAGGGTGGAGCGGTCGAAGGTCCCGAACAGGCTCTTCTACACCTTCATCAGCGTCTACTCGGTCCTGTTCGTCCTCGGCATAGTCTCGGTCTACAAGGGGATGAACCAGAACGCCATCACCTTTCACGACGGCTTCGCGCAGGTCAGGGTTATGCAGGCCGAGACGAAGTCGGAGCTGAAGGCGGCGATCTCGAGCGCTGAGACGAAGGTCTCCGGCATGAAGGACGAGATCAAGGACCTCAAAAGGGACCTCAGGATGAGGTCCAGGGGGGACGGCATGCCATGACCACATACGAGCACTTCTCGCTCGCCCCGTGGGACAGACACCGTTGGCCGAACTTCAGTCCAGGCGAGCCGAACCTCGCGTGCCCGTGCTGCGGGGAGTTCTGCCTCGACGAGGCGTCATTCGACCGCCTCCAGGCGCTCAGGCGCAAGCTCGGGAGGCCAGTGCACGTGAACAGCGGGCACAGGTGCTTCAGGCACAACGCCAGGGTGGGAGGGGCCACGCTGAGCATGCACAAGAGGCTCGTGGCCTTCGACGTCTCGCTGGTCAATCAGAGGCCGGCGGAGCTGCTCGACGCGGCGAGGAGGGTCGGCTTCACAGGATTCGGATACTACGCAACATTCCTACACCTCGACCTCGGCAGGGCGAGGTGGTGGGTCACAAAGGGAGGGGCAAAGATATGGACTGGGCTACTTTGATAAGCGGGGCACTCGGGTCGGCCGCGAGCGGCGGCATCCTCGGCTTCGCCGGCGGTGTCATCGGCGGCGTCGCCAAGTACTTCCAGGAGAAGCAGAGGCAGGCCTTCGAGGAGAAGAAGTGGGTGCACGAGCTCGAGCTGCAGAGGCTCGAGATCCAGCGCGATCGCGAGGAGGACGAGCACGAGCTGGCCGTCATAGCCCAGCAGGGCGCGTGGCAGGGGCTCGGGCAGTCGATACAGGCCGACGCAGCCGGCGCGACCGTCGAGACGTACAGGTGGTCGAAGGCGGTCAAGGAGCTCTACCGGCCCTTCCTCACGACGGCCCTCTTCGTTTTGGTTTATTTCATTTTCCAAGACCTCATGACCCTATTCAAAGGAGGGGATGCCACCTTGGCAAAGGTGTTCACCCCGGTGGAGGCCAAAGCCCTTATCACATATATGGTTCAGTCGGTGGTTTTTACTGCCTCGACGGCTGGTGTGTGGTGGTTCGGTGACCGCGCCTTCGCGCCGCCGGGCACCAAGAACAGGTAAAGGCCTGCGCGGGCCGGCCTCTGCTCCTCCAGGCGGGGTGCCCGCGCAGATCCCAGCGGGGAGGGCCTGGGCGGGCCCTCCCTGCGCCATCTTATCACTCCCCGTCGCCGTTCTTCTTCTCTGGCGGCTGCTCGTTCTTCGCCCTGATGACCGTGACGTCTCCCTCCGGGTCGTAGAAAGAGTTGATGATGCACGTCTCGTCCATGGCCTGCATGACCAGCTTCGGGACCCGTATCTCCCCCCCGACCGTCTTGGCCATGGCCCAGACGATCGACCTCGCCGACTGGCACTCCGTCTCGAGCGCTTCGGCCTTCTGCGCGAGGGTCACGTAGGCGTCACGCAGCTCGACGTACGCCCCCCGCGTAGCCGCGAGGTCACGCTGGACAACTTCCAGCTTCTTCTTGTAGTAGTCCACATTCATGTCTTCATATCCTCCTCGTCACTGCGAGCGTGTCAACGCCCGCGTTAAAGTAGAGCATGGCTATCGTCTTGCCGCCGACCCTCTCTACCATTACACAGTCCTCCCAGTTCCTCTTCTCCCCGCAGTACCCGAGTTCGCCGCTGTACCCGGACCTTGCCGCCTTCTGCACGGCGTCGAGCAGCAGCTGCGCGAGCAGCTCCGCAGGCACCTTGGGCTCCTGGTCGACGCGGCCCCCCGCTGCAATAGCCATTGTCACGTCCTCCTCCTCTCGCCGCGCACGGTCGGCACGCGCCTGCTGCCGCCCGCCACGCGGAGCTCGCTTAGGCGCACCCGTATGGCACCGAGCGATCGCTGATGGTCCCTCGCGGCCTCGGCCACGAACACCTCGAACTCCCCGCGCAGCCGCTCGTCCTCGGCCGCGGACCACGGCGTCCTGTCGTTGGCGAGTCGGTCGCCCTCGGCGGGCGCCTCCGGCGTGTCTATCGGCGGGCTGTACAGCCTGGGCGCCTGCGGGCGCGTGAACAGCTCCTCGAGCTGGTCTATCCGGTCGGTGACGTGCCCGATCATCTCGAGCGCCCTCCCCGGCGTGAGCACGGTGTCGTGCTCCTGTGCCATGCGGCCTACCTCGGCCCTTATAAAGCCCCTGAGCCACTGTTCTGATTCGTTCTTCGCCTCTGTCATGTCGCTTCCCTCCCATTCTCGGTGTGTGATGGACAGCCGGCGGATCTCCCCGTCGAGCCAGTTGAGCAGCTCGATCTTGCCGGAGACGAGGCCGAGCTCGGCCCTCGCCTCGCGCCTGTCCCCCTTGCTGTACTTCCTCTTGAGTATGGCGGCGAGGGAGGCCCTCCTCCTCTCGAGGGCCTCCCTCATCTCCGCGCTGTCCGCGGCCAGTTTGGCCAGGGCGCCCACGGCTACTCCCCCTTCTTTGCGGCGATTTTGGCCAGTTCACGCTGGGGATTCTTGGAGTTGGGGCGGTCGGGGACGCGGATGCCCCTGTCGGTCCGCATGTGGGTGGCGTACCACCGCAGGCACGCGATCGAGGTCTTAGCCTTCGGGAATTGGACGAAGATGCGCCGCAGTATCTCGCTGTAGGGGAGTCCCTGGCCGTCCGCGTCCTTCTCGAGTATCAGGCGCTCGGCGACCTCGCGCACGGTCGGCCCTTCGGCCTTCCTCGATACGCCTTTCTTCTGTTTCGGCGGTTCAGCCTTGGGCTGCTCAGGCTTCGGGTCCGTCGCGACCTTCTGCTCTTCCTCCTCGACGGCCGCGCCGCCCTCGAAGTTCAGGGCATTGATGGCGGCATCGAGCTTGGCAACGGACTGTTTCCAGGCCTTTAGGGGGTTCATGTTATTGGCTGCGCGCAGCCTGTTCAGTTCGGCGAGCTTCTGTTTCGTCGTCATGGTCTTGTCTCCTTCTATATTGTTGGGGTCTTTTAGTTCTCTCGGGGCGCCGTGGTCGTCGAGCCGGCAGCTGCGCTGCTTCTTGAGGTGCTTCCTGATGTCCCCCTCGGTCGGCTCCACGTTAAAGTAGATGGTGATGCTCCGGTCGTCGCCGCCCTGCTCGGGGTGGATGCAGGCATCCACTGCCCAGCGCATACCCTTCGCGTACGCCTTGGCCTCGAACTTCTGCTGCCGGAGGCGGTCCGCCTCCATCAGGCGCTCGATCTCCTTGAGTGACGTGTCGACGGGGGCTGATGTCTCGTGGTGCTTGTGCATGGTCTTTCTCCTTTCTCGCGTGGGTCTATTGGAATAAATAGCGTGAAATCGCAGGCTTGTAAACGCCTTTTTTAGAACTCCACGCAATTGCTGGGGCTTTTGCCGCAGCCGCACTCGTACTCGACGCAGTCGGAGGTGGTCAGCACGTATGCCCACCCTTTCGCCACGAAGCGGGCGGCGTCCTTCAGGGCCAGGTAGCCGACCATGTGCCCGTGGGTGCAGTGCATGGTCACACAGCCCCTCTCGTCTCCGATCAGGCTCTCAGGGTCCCTCATTTTTTCGTTGATTCGTTGTGCCATGTTCCTTGCTCCTTTGCGTTGGTAGTTGACTATATTATATGCAGGAACCGCGCCAACTCTGCATCAGGCCAACATTTTTTGGCTTTCCTCAGTGATCTCAGGCACTTGCGACGACCTGGCGCCGGGTGCTAAGCAGTGCCCACTGCGCCGAAAAGCGGCAGTTTTTGCCGCAGTCCCCGCCGCATAGGCCCTCTTTCCTCAGTGTTATCAGGTGCTTGTAGGCTATGACAAAAATTGTCCATGTGTGACAAAAATCGCCGCTTTTCACGCCCGTCGGCCGCCCGAGGCGGCGCCAGGTCGTCGCAAGCCCTTAGAATCGCTGGCTTTTATTTTCGGCCGTGCGCGGTAAAGTTGGCGCAGAAGCTGCATATATAATAGGTACAACCTGCGAGAAAGGAGAAAGACAATGGAGAGATTCAAAGACGAGATCACCCTGAGCGTGAGCGACTACATGGAGAAGTACGGAGAGGACGACTGCTTCGACCTGTGCGAGAAGGACACCAACGAGGCCCTGCGCGTGTTCAGGGCCGAGGCAAAAGACGCTGGTATAGCCCTCGAGGACATAAGGGGCATCGAGTTCCTCGAGTTCGACAGCAACAACCCCCACCACGCGAGCGCCTATTTCCTGGTGGACTACGTGGCCGACAAGAGCGTGTGGTGGAAAGAAGACCAAGAGTAGAAAGGAGAAAGACAATGCAAGAAGAGAGAGTGAACAAACCCAGCATCAACGTCGAGAAGGTCATCAAGGTGTACTCAGGGAAGCCTGGCCGCTGCATGTGCGGGTGCGCAGGCAAGTACTCCTACGCCTCGAAGTTCCAAGCCTACGGTAGCAAGGAGCGGGGCTACGCGGTGGACGATGACGAGGTCAACGACCGCACCGTGCGGATGTTCGTGAAGAAGGTCTCGGAG